TACTATAGGTGTAAATACTACAGGTACCACTAACTAAACATAAACAATATGCCAACTGGAAACAATTTTGTTACCATTCCATGGGCTGATGGTACAAATGATAATCTATATATGGATTTCTCTAAGTTAGAAGCTGGAGAACCAATACAACTATCTTCAGATGATAATTCATCTAAAAAAGAAAGAGCTAAAATCTTCGAGTTCAAAGGCAATGTAGTACCCTCTCAATCACAATATCAAGCATCAGCTTTTTTAAAAGTTGTTCAACAAGTAGATGGTTCTATAGTTGCCAGCTTTGATATGTCTGATTCTATTTATAAGTAACTTTTAACTCTCTGAGTTATGGTAAAGAGTAAAACTTCTCCAAATATCATTCTTGCAGCTATAGATTCAAGGGCAACTGGGGAAACTTATCCAGTTGTAGCTACTGTACCGTGGAAAGAAGGTGTAGAGAATGATAATTTATACATATTTCAAGATACTACCAAGTTGAATCCCACTTTTTTAATTGGTTCTAATGAACAACTGGATATAAACCCACGTAGTAAAAGCTTTACTCTTGAAGCAGTTAAGATCGGTGTAAGTACTGGTGAGAAAACTTATGCTGATCTTAATGTAACTCAGGAGAAAGCTACCTATGAATATACTTTGGAAATAAAATCTAAATCAGGGGAAATAACTATCCCAGCATCTGGTGGTTCTCTTGAACTTAAAGGGATATTAACTACTTGGAGAAATGGTAGAAAGGTTTCTACTTTAGAAACTCCTTTCACAATGAGTGGTTATGCTCCAGGATTTAGTATATCAGGAAAGACAGTAACTGCAAGCAACAGGGGGACCGTTATAGGTCCTTCTAGAGCAATTAATATAGTTGGGTATACTAATAATACTATTGATGGTTCTACAATCTCTGGATCGGTTATTATAACCCAGGAAGAAAATAAAGTAACTAAAGTAGCACCATCAGTAACTCTATCCTACAACCCTTCAGAAATTCCAGCAAAAGGAGGTACTTCAAGTCCAGTAGTGGGTAACATATCTTATATAACCACTTTTTCCAGTGGTGAAACTTTAAATGACTTACCCACGTCAGAGTATATTAATACTATAACCAAAACTAATACTTTTAAGATTCATACTTCTAATTCTCCATTTTCTATAGATGAGTCTACTGGTGTAGTAACTATAGGTACAAGGGGAACCATTCTGGGTGAAGCTTTAGAAGAAACCATATATTTAACCCACAGAGTTCAGATATCTTATAAAGATAATATCTTTGAACCAACCAGCAATTCAATCACTAGAACTGCTGATATAACTCAGCAGGCTAACACAGTAACCTATTCAGATATAAATATTTCTTTATTTGGTGCAGCTGATATCCCAGCATCTGGTGGACAAGTATCAAGTGGAACTGTTTCTTATTCTCAGGTAGCTTCTTATACTTCTGGGGAATTTGAAAATATAACTACTGGTGCTACCATTACCTATGGTGACCCAGTATCTGCTAATTCAAAGGATATTACAATAAGTAATTCCACTGTAGCTGGTACCTTAGAAGTTACTGTATCACTTAATGGAAAAACTGCAACTAAAACTGTAGATGTTTATCAAGAACAAAACAAAGTAACTCAAATAGAGTTATTGGATTCTTGGGCTCATAACTATAGTATAGAAGGAACTGCTGCTCAAAATTCTGTTGGTCCGGATTTAGTGAGTAGAACTTATAATGTAAAATATACATTTCTTTCTGGAGCTACTTCTGCCGATAAACCTGGTACTGAATTCGGTACTTTATCAGATACAGTAAACTATTCTTGGCCTGGCCCAAGTGGAAGCTTTACTGGGTTATCAGCTCAATCAGGTAATGTAACTATGGCAAGTCTTGGAACAACTATTGTTAATGAGACTACTTCTCCACAAGTTACTAGAACTGATAAAGTTACTTGGACTCCTTCTAGTAACTATAGCTATAAAACTTTGGAATCAAATGAAATACAGAAACAAGCTCAAGTAACACGAGAAGGTAACTATGTAGTTGATATCCAGTTACCAGAAAATGTACTATCTTTATCCTACAACCCTTCAGAAATTCCAGCAAAAGGAGGAAGTTCTAGTCCTACTGTTACTCATAGTAAAGAACCATCAATGATTTATACTTCTGGGGTACAAGGAGAGCCGGGAGTTATTCCTGCTAATACTTATGGATCATTCTATACTGGTAGTAACTATGAACTCGGTACTATAAATTCTCAATACTCTACCTGGAAAATAAATGCTATAACTGGAGTATTAACTGTTACTTCTAATAAAACTGCTAGAGTAGATAGGGGTTCTGCAGAATCAAAATACCATAAAAACTTTAGGTGGGTTCCAAGTTCAGTATACAATGGTGGTGGGGCTGATATTACCAGACACGCCACTGCA